GTAGAATTTGGTCTAAATAGCTATAATATAGAAGTTCTGTTCTAATCGCCCCTATTGAGCCATCTTTAGGGGCACTTTTATTTGACAAGGATATTTGCTAATGCTATTATATAAACTATTAAAGGTTCATTGGTATGAACTCCTTTAATAAAATATTTTATTGGTTTTTGACCTGAGCAAGTCCTCTCTGCTTCGCAGAAGGCACTAAAAGGCTACGAAAAGGAAGGTTTATGTGGAGTATCTGCCCATAAATAGTTTCTTTAACTAGGCTCCTTGTTTTTGGAATGCGAGGAGCCTTTTTATTCTTCAGGCACTCCGTTAGTAACCAATTGAATCATTTCATGTCTAAAGTCATATAAGGGCACTTGTGCAAGCTTTTTGATCTTCTCACATTGTACGCCTTCAGGCATTGATGCCTCTAATAAGTCCAGTATTTTGCCCACCATCCTAGAATGCCGCGCTATTACGTATTCTTGTTCTGGTGTAATTTTATTTATATCTACCATAATTAATAATAAGTTCTCCTCTTTACTTCCATTAAAATCTAATTTTTGTTTGCCCTGCTTTTACGATAGCAGCTTTGTAATCTTTAGCTCCAAAAACAGTACGGTAAGCGTCTCTTAAATACCACCTTCCCTGTGAAGGATTAGAAAAATCGTATCGTCGCCACTGCCCTGCGGCTGGACCGCAAGTTAATCGTAATGGTACATGCCCTTCTGGATGTTCGTAAGAAATGGTTTTACCATTTCGTTTATACGTAGTAGTATGTGTGAAGACTCGCCCAGGTCGACCTTCTTCTACTTCTTTAGCATAGGGAGCGTCTTTCCCTCCAAATTGAACTACTATAACTTTTTCAGTTGCTAACGCTACCTTTCCAGAAGCGCGCAATTTGCCTGTGCAAATCGGAGCATTTTCTACTGCTTGAGCTAATACTTTTTGTGCTAACAATTCAGCGCCTTTAATAATTCTTCTACGAACTTCAGGCGTATACATGCCTTTATACCGTCTGTCATAAGAAAATGTTTCGTATTTTACTATAGCCATAATTAATTCTCCCTTCTAATTATTATACTTAAAAAGAAGGGCTTTCTGCCCAAACTTCAGGTAAAACGTCCACAAATTTACTATCTACATTATCAAATGCGTTTAGATATATAGTTTCTTTGCCTATATAACCATATTTAGGATGCCAATAGGTTACAATTTGTTGTGGTTTAGTAATAACTGCTAGTCTCTGTAACGCAAACTCATCTCCACCCTTCATACATCCGCATATAATAGCGTGGCCAGTGCCTATGTCTATCTCATCAACTCTATGGAAATGCCCCATCATTACCGAATCAAAACTAGTTGGTAGTAAATTAGGTTCTAAAATTTCCATATTAGCTTCAGCATTTTCAGGTTCTAACCCTTTTCTAAATTGCAGAACAGATCGTAAATTAGTTAATACTTTAGTAATCGTAGCAATAGATCCTGCGCCAGAAGCACTATCTCCATGCATAATCAAAACGTTTTTATCGTATACTTGAAAAATATTCATGTAACTAGTGTTAATTTGAAATTTAATATTAGTCTGATGCTTACAAAAAGCGGCTACCCATTGATAAAGCATATAATCCCAGTCCATATACTTATCTTTCATAGGAGGTTTGCGGGTCATTCTTCCGTGGTTACCTACTACGCAGGGTACTGTAATGGTTTTAAAGTGCGG